AAAACTAAATAAAATGAAAGCATCTGAACTAAAACAACTCATTAAAGAAGTCCTTAAAGAACCAAAAATTAAGGGCATTGATAATAAAGCCTGTTGGAAAGGCTATAGATATAGTGGTACTAAAGATGGTAAAGATAAATGTACCAAAATAAATGAGCGTATAGTAACATTTACTAAAGATGATATGTCTAAACTCCACAATGATGGAGAATTAATAAAAGCAGATAAAGATGGTAAAGACTATACATACATTTATGATGAATTAGAGGAATTCAATATGAGTACTATGGATTTATTAGAAATAGAAATCATAGATGAAAATATAACTGAGGCTAAATACCAGGGTAAAACCGTCACCTTAAATAAACCAACACGAGGTGATAGTAAGAAATTTAAAGTATATGTTAATTCTGGTAAGAAAAATGCTGATGGGTCAATTAAAGTAAAAAAAGTTAATTTTGGGCATGGTGGTACATCTGCAGATAGACCAACTATGAGTATTAGAAAATCCAATCCTAAACGTAGAAAAGCATTTAGAGCTAGATTTAATTGCGACTCACCTGGTCCTAAAACAATGGCTCGATATTGGTCTTGTAAAAAATGGTAGATTAATAAAGTATAGATTAGATTTATAGCCTAATCGATTAAAATAAAATTAAAGGATCTGTAACCCAAATATTTGGTTTACAGATTTTTTTTACTTATATTATAACATAAAATTAAACAGATGGAGAGAAAAAAGATAGTGATTGTAGGTGCCGGAGTAGCAGGTGTTAATGCTGCTACAAAGTTAGTAGACAATGGCCACCCAGGAGAATTAATCACAATTATTGATATGGGTAAAGACCCATATAGGAGAGAATATTCTGAAGTAATGGAAGGCTTCTTAGGAGCAGGTGGTTGGTCTGATGGTAAATTAACTTACCACACATCAATTGGGGGCCAATTATCTAAATATTGTGGTGAAGAAAAAGCAATGTCATTATTTGATGAAGTAATTGCAAATTTCAAACGCTTCCATCCTAAACCAGAGGAAGTACAATGTTCAGATCCTCAAGCAGAACCAGAATTTATTAAGCCATATTTTGGTTTACGTTTATTCCCTGTATGGCATGTTGGTACAGATTACTTACATGAAATTGGTAAAAATTGGTATGACTTTTTAGTTGATAATGGTGTTGAATTTATTTGGGAAACTAAAGTACATGCTATTGATTTTGTAAATGAAAGGATATTAGGTAAATCATTAATTAAAGATTTAGAATATGAATGTGGGTATGATTCCCTTATCTTTGGTGTAGGTAAATCAGGTATTGATTTTGGTAAACAATTAGCAGAAGAATATAATCTCCCAACTGAACCCAAATCAGTACAAATTGGTGTGCGATTTGAAGCACCACAAGAACATTTCCAAAAATTAATTGATGTAAGTTATGATTTTAAACTTTATAGAAAATTTGAGGATAAAGGCGTTTCGCTTCGCTCATTTTGTACAAACAATAATGCGGCTTATGTAGCTGCTGAGCATACTTATGGAGACGTAAGTTATAATGGTCATGCTAGAAAAGATGAAAAATACCGTAATGATATGACTAATTTTGGTATCTTAATGGAAATTAAAGATATTGATAAACCATTTGATTGGTCACGTGAGGCTGTTAAGAAATTACAAAAGAATGGAGTTGGTACTTTTTACTCACCTAACCATCAAAGAACACCCTCTACAACATCTGAAGGTAATTATGTTGGTTGTGAGGTAGTAGATTCAATCCAACCTTTATATGAGGCAATAGGAGATTATGCTTTGTATATTGAGAATTTTATTGAAGATATGAAGAAAATATTCCCAACATTAGGTAATGATTGGGGTATTTATATGCCTGAAGTAAAGTATCTAAGTCCTGAACCATTAGTTAATTATGATGACCTATCATTAACTAAATACCCAAATGTCCACTTTGTAGGAGATGCATTATCAGCTAGAGGTATAACAGTATCAGGTGCACATGGAACATATGTGGCTGAATCACTTCTATAATATTTATAACAAAATCTAATGGCTAGAATCGTATTATTAAGTTGCACTAAATCCAAACTAGATAAACCATCTGAAGCTCAAGATTTATACTCAGCGTCACCTATGTTTAGAAAGACTCTAGAATATGGGAAGTCACTCAAACCTGACAAAATGTTCATTCTGTCAGCAAAACATCATTTAACTCCCTTAACTAAAATATTAGAGCCTTATGATTTAACCCTTAAGGAAATGAAAAAAGATGAGAAGGAAGCTTGGGGTGAAAAAACAATATCACAAATGAAATCATTAGGGATTAATCCTGAAAAAGATACATTTATATTTTTAGCAGGTACCGAATATATTAAACCCTTACTAAAGTATATCCCTGAAACCAATATTGAAGAACCAATGAAGGGTAAAAGATTTGGTGAGAGATTAAAATGGTTAAACATACAAATAACCAGACTAAACGAGTTATATAAAAGAATAAAAACTGTAATATATGAAACTTACAACCGAAAATTTAAATAAATATATTAATTTATATATTAATGATGTTGAAGATTATGGTGATGAAACTGAAGCTATGCTAACAGAATCTGCCCTAAATCCCCTAAAAAAACTTTTAACAGAATCTAAAAATAAAAGTATAGATTTATTAGGGGAATCTTATAAGACATCCCCCCAATATAAGAAGGATGTTATAGATGACTTAATTTTATACATAAAAAATATATAAAAGCTTGGATAACCTAATAAAGATTGTTATATTAAATCAAAATATATTACATGAAAATAGGTTTTACAGGTACAATGAGTGTAGGTAAAACTACATTAGTTAAAGCACTTAAACTCCTCCCTGAATTTAAGGATTATAAATTCTCAACAGAACGTTCTAAATATTTAAGAGATTTAGGAATACCTTTAAATACTGATAGTACTCTAAAAGGTCAAGTTATATTCTTAGCAGAACGATGTACTGAACTTTATCAAGAAAACATTATAACAGATAGAACTATCATAGATGTAATGGCCTTTACATCCTTAGCTAAAACAATACCCCCAACACACACTACTCTTTATGGGGCTCTAGCCTCAAATTTATTAGAGGAATATGATTATATTTTCTACATATCTCCTGAGGGTATTGATATTGAGGATAATGGGGTAAGAGAAATAGATCCAACATATAGAAAAGCAATAGATACTGAAATAAAAAATATAATTAAATCCAATATATCCTCTATTAAAAACTATACAGAATTAATAGGTACTACTGAAGAACGGATTAAAACCATACAAGATACCTTAACTATTAATAATATTAAGTAAATTATTCAATTTTCTCCCAATATTTATAAATAAATTTAAACTATGAAAAAGACCCGAGTAATTCAAATTATCCGCGAGGAAATTGAAAAGGTAACAAACGAAGATTATAAACCTTCTCTTAGAGGATATAATGTTATAGATAAATCATCAGGAGAAATTATTGATTCAAACCTACCAAAACATATGGCACTAGCATTAGCTGCTAAAAAGAATGGATGGATGATTCAATCTACAGATCAACTAGCAGAAGATGAGGAAATAAACGAAATGGCTACCTTTTATAAAACTAAGGGTGATAAAGGTGCTGCTAAAGCGGCTTTAAAGAAAGCTAAAGAAAAATATAAAGTTGGGACAGCTTTATATAACACTCTTGATACTTTAGAGAAAAAAGGTGAAATAGATTATAAAGCACTTTCTAAGGAAACTGGTAAGGATGTAGCATCTTACAACAATCCTAAATCTAGAGGAGTACTTGAAAAAGACCTAGCAGATTTTATTGAGTTTGAAGTTGGTAAACGAGGACGTAAAGCAGATCCAAATGCTCCTAAAAAGGTTAAAAGTGCTAAAAAAGAAAAACAAGCTCCTAAAAAGAACAAAAAGGATGAAAAGAGTGAAATCTCATATTCTACCTCTAGTGGCACAATGACTACTACAAAAGACGCAACTGATAAAGAAATTAAAAAAGCAACAAAAGCTATAATAAAATCTAAAACTCCTCGAAAACTTAAAAGTGGTGGTGATACAGACATCAAATCAAAACTTGATACTCTTATTACAGATATGAAGGCAAAAGCAAAAGAGTACAAAGAATCTGAGGGAGCTGAAAGAGAAAAAATTACCAAAGAGTTAAAAAAGATGACTACTGAAAAAACTCAACTTATGGATAAGTATGATGATAGTATTTCAGACATGGATAAAAATCAAGAATTAAATTAAACAATTTGAAAAACCCCTTCACAGATATAAGAACTATAATTATAGCAGTATTGATTATAGTGGTTTTATTATTGCGGTGGTGTAACCCCAAAACTCAACCCGAACCCGTAGTAATAACCAAAACTGAAGTTAAGTGGGATACTATCACTAAAGTAATTAATAATTATGTCCCTAAGTGGAAGGATAGAATTACTACCCACACTGATACAGTATGGAGGGAAAATAACCAAAATATAGATACAGCAGAAATATTAAAAGACTACTTTGCATCTTACTATTACTCAGATGTAATATCAAATGATAGTGTTACTATTACTATAAATGATACGATAACTGAAAATAAGATAAAAGTAAGAAATATTAAATATGATATTCTTTATCCTACAATAACAATTACAAATGAAACTGTAATTAATGTAAGAGAATTTTATGCAGGTATAGGAGTAGGTGGAACAACCACCAATTTTACTTATATTGGTGCTGAAGGATTGTTTAAATCTAAAAAAAGAACAGCAATAGGTTTAGGAGTTGGGATTAATAGAAATTTTAAATTAGCTCTAATGGGTAAGTTTTATTGGAAATTGGGTAAATGAGTGATCTTAAAAAGATATTAAAAGAAGAATATATAAAATGCGCTACTGATCCTGTGTATTTTATGAAAAAGTACTGCTACATCCAACACCCACAAAGAGGCAGAATACAATTCAACTTATACCCATTCCAGGGTAAAGTTTTAAGACTTATTAAAGAAAACCCATATAATATAATATTAAAATCTCGCCAATTAGGGATATCAACTTTAAGTGCTGGTTATTCTCTATGGTTAATGCTATTTCATGAAAATCGTAATGTATTAGCTCTAGCTACTACTCAAGCAACAGCTCGAAATTTAGTTTCGAAGGTACAATTCATGTATGAAAATTTACCAAGTTGGCTAAAAATAAGTTCAGTTGAAAATAACAAACTTTCATTAAGGTTAAGTAATGGGTCAAAAATTCAAGCAAAATCCTCTAATAGTGAAGCAGCACGATCAGAAGCTGTATCGTTGCTAATAATAGATGAAGCTGCTTTTATTGATAATATTGCAGAGACATGGGCATCTGCTCAACAAACCTTAGCTACAGGTGGGGGTGCTATAGTATTATCAACCCCATATGGTACAGGTAACTGGTTCCATCAAATGTGGGTGAAAGCTGAAACTGATGCTAAAAATGAATTCCTTCCTATTAGACTTCCATGGGATGTACACCCAGAAAGAGATCAATCTTGGAGAGATAAACAGGATGAATTATTAGGAGATCCTAGATTAGCAGCGCAAGAATGTGATTGTGATTTTAGCACATCTGGTGATACTGTATTTTATAGTGAATTCTTAGAATACTATGAAAAGACATTTATTTCTGATCCTCTAGAAAAAAGGGGAGCAGATCAAAACTTATGGATATGGGAACCTGCCGATTATTCTCGATCCTATATGGTAGTAGCAGATGTAGCTAGGGGTGATGGAAAAGATTACTCAGGATTTCATATATTAGATATTGAGAATAATGTTCAAGTTGGAGAATATAAGGGGCAATTAGGTACTAAAGAATTTGGTCACTTATTAGTAGGAATAGCTACAGAATATAATAACGCATTATTAGTAGTTGAAAATGCCAGTATTGGGTGGTCAACTATTCAAACTATAATAGATAGAGAATATTCTAATTTATATTATTCACCTAAGAGTGGAGAAATAGATGCTAATTCGTATTTTAGCGAATATATGGATACTTCAAAAATGACAGCTGGATTTTCAATGACTTCAAGAGTTAGACCAATTTGTATAAGTAAATTCCAAGAAGCAATTTCTGATAAAGGAGTAACTATCCAATCTAGACGTTTAATAGAAGAAATGAAAGTGTTTATTTGGAAAAATGGTAGAGCAGAAGCACAAACAGGATATAATGATGATTTAGTAATGCCGTTTAGTATAGGGCAGTATATGCGTGATACAGCGTTTAAATTTAAACAACATGGAATTGATTTAACTAAAAGTATGTTAAATAATACCACGACAACTAGCCAAAAATACTCTGGAGGATATTCATCTCAGGTTATTAAAAATCCTTATAAAGTTAACAATCCCTACTCTGAGGGTGGTAAAGAAGATATCTCATGGTTATTATGAGGTACTAAAAAATAATAAAACAAACAAACAAAATGTCAGACAAAAAGTTATTTACACGATTAAAGAGATTATTTTCAACTGATGTTATCATCCGTAATACAGGAGGTAACCAGTTAGGGGTAATGGATATTAATAGAATCCAACAAACTGGAGAATTTGAAACTAATGCTCTAGTAGATAGATTTAATAGAGTCTACACAAATTCCGGAACTTCCCTATATGGCTCCCAAAACTCCTTTAATTATCAAACTCTACGTCCTCAACTATACTCTGAATATGATGCTATGGATACAGATGCTATTATAGCATCAGCTTTAGACATTATAGCAGATGAGTCTACTTTAAAAAATGATATGGGAGAAGTGCTCCAAATTAGAAGTAGTGATGAAGACATCCAAAAGATATTATATAATCTATTCTATGATGTAATAAATATAGAATTTAATCTTTGGCCATGGGTTAGAAATATGTGTAAATATGGTGATTTCTTTTTAAAATTAGAGGTTGCTGAAAAATTTGGTGTATATAATGTAATACCATACACAGCATTTCATATTGAAAGGCAAGAAGGATTCGATCCTGAAAACCCATCAGAAATACGATTTAAATTTGATCCTGAAGGTGTATCCGCTTCTAGTTATGGGTACTATAATGTCCCATCATCAAGAGATTCACATGAAAATTCACTATTTTTTGATAATTATGAGGTTGCTCATTTTAGATTATTAACTGATATGAATTTCTTACCTTATGGTAGATCTTATATTGAACCTGCTCGTAAATTATTTAAACAGTACACTATGATGGAGGATGCTATGTTAATACATAGAATTGTTAGAGCTCCTGAGAAGCGTATTTTTTATATAAATGTAGGTAATATAGCACCTAAAGACGTTGAAGGTTTCATGGAACAAACTATCAGTAAAATGAAACGTACTCCATATATCGATCAAGAAACTGGAGATTACAACTTAAAATATAATATGCAAAATCTTCTTGAAGATTTTTATGTACCAGTTAGAGGAAATGATCAAGCTACTAAAATAGATAATTTAGGAGGATTACAATATGATGGTATTCAAGATGTTGAATATTTAAGAGATAAACTATTTGCTGCTTTAAAGGTTCCAAAAGCATTCTTAGGATATGAAAAAGATCTACAAGGTAAAGCAACATTAGCAGCTGAAGATATAAGATTTGCTCGAACTATAGAACGTATCCAACGAATTCTAGTATCAGAACTCCAAAAAATAGCATTAGTACACTTATATTCTCAAGGATATAGAGATGAGGATTTAAATAACTTTGAATTATCTTTAACAACCCCATCAATTATATATGATCAAGAAAGAATAGCATTGATGAAAGAAAAAGTAGATTTAGCTACTTCAATGATGGAAGGTAATCTCTTACCTACAGATTGGATATATGAAAATGTGTTCCACTTAAGTGAAGATCAATATGATGAGTATAGAGAATTAATTAGGGAGGATGCTAAACGTAAATTTAGAATAGCTCAAATTACAAATGAAGGTAATGATCCATCAGAAACAGGTAAATCATATGGTACGCCTCATGATTTAGCATCCTTATATGGTAAAGAAAGAATGTATTCTGAACCTGGTAATACACCTGATGGGTATGATGAGGATAGTAAATTAGGAAGACCTAAAACATCAGCATCAAATATCAATAAACAAGATAACGCGTTTGGTAAGGATAGATTAGGAAGAGATGGAATGAAACATGATAAAGACTCTTCAGATTCAATTAAACCAAAGTTTAAAGGAAACTCACCTTTAGCTTTAGAAAGTAGAGATATTTCACCTGCACAAAGAGGCATGTTAGATAAAATTCCAACCACCAAAAAGCAGTTAGTATTTGAAGAGGATAAAGGTGGAGAATCATTATTAAATGATAAACAAATACGTGAATAATCAATCCCAATATATTTATAAATAAATATTATAATAGAATGAAAATAAAACATTCGAAGTATAAAAATACCGGTATCCTTTTTGAGCTTCTTGTAAGACAAATTACGGCCGATACTTTAGAAGGAAAAGATTCCCCCCTCAAAACTATTCTACGAGAATATTTTGTAAAAACTGAGCTAGGGAAAGAATACAAGTTGTATGAAACTTTATTAAAAGAAACCAGCATAACGGAAACTAAGGCAGATATCACAATCTCTACCCTTTTGGAATCTTCAAAATTGTTAAATCGTAGAATCCTTAAAAACCAAAAATACAATCTAATTAAAAGAATACAAGAACATTACGATTTAAATAAGTTCTTTAACCATAAGCTACCACATTATAAGGTTCAAGCAGCATTTTATACTCTCTTAGAAATCCAAAGTACTAATCCTACCCCATCTCCAGAGCATATTATATCTAATAAAATGACAATATTAGAATATTTAACTGTTGCTCCTATAAAAGAAAACCAAGTAAGAGATAAAGTTTTAGAGGAACTTGACGCAGGTGGTAAAGATTTAAGAATCTTAACTTACCGTATTTTAATGGAAAAGTTTAATGATAAGTATGAAAACTTAAATAATGACCAAAAAGAAGTACTAAGAGAACTTATATATTCAATTGATAATAAACCTAAATTAAAGGAATTTTATATTAAAAAATCAAAAGAAGTTGTTAAAAATCTAAAAACTTTAAATAAAAGTGTAAAAGATGAAGTAATTAAGATAAAAATTAATGAAGTAATATCTTTAATTCCCCTTAAGATTAAACAAAATAATATAGCTGATGAGGATTTAATTAACTTACTCCAATATTGTGATTTAGCAAAAGAATTAGAAGTAGCAAATGGGTAATCTTAAAGAAAACATATCATCTGTTATTAAATCTCTTAAAGAGGGGGAAGATTTCATCTCAACCAAAACATCAACAGATCCAGACACTGGAACTATATCTTGGGACATTGAATACAAACCAGATTTAGATTCTTTACATGATGAAATGGTTAGCGTAATTGATAAGTTAAAAAAACTTGAAGTTAAATTAGGAAAAAAAGGATCATTAGAGCATATGACCAAAGCTCAAAATGTAAAAAAGCTGGCCCAAACTCTAAAAAGAAGATTTAATTCTTTAAAAAAGGACATTGAAAAAATATTTCCCCAAATAGAAGAAGGATCATCTACAGGACAAGGTGGAGCTTCTTTTGCACCTGGCTCTGGAGCTAATTATGCTACCCCAAATGCTTTTAGTAAACGTAGTAAATCTAAAGGAGCTAAAAATAATTATTACTATAAGATGGGATTTAAACCTGTACCTAAAAAAATAAAAGGATCAGGTTTAGAAGTAAAACAATTATATGAGAATGAGTTTACTGAGTTCCATAAAGAAAGAATAAACATATTTGATAAAATAGAGAAAGAACTTAATGATCTTCCTCCTATGATATCAAACGCCAAAAATAAAACAATAGCATACTATTCAGAAAACCCAGGTTCATATGAAATCGTAAATTCAACAGATTTAATTTTAGATTACATAAAAGATATTAAAAATTTACTTAAAGGAGAAGAATGAAAACCCTACAAGATCAATACAGACTAATTAAAGAAGGAAAAGGACACAAAGGAGTATTCCTAAAAGAAGCGAAAACTCAATTTCCACAATACATTCGTAATGCATCAACCTTCGATGAAACTACCCTCATTTTGAAGGATAAGGGAATTATTAATGAAAATATAGTAGGTGTGGGAGCTATTAACTCCCCCTTTATAGTTAAGGAAAAGGAATCATATGAAACTGCTTTTGAGAAATATTTAGGAGAAGCTAAAAAGAAAGAAGAAACTAAAACTGGAGTTAAGGCTGTTGAAAAACAAACTTCCCAAGAAGTAGAAAACATACTATCTCATAACTATGATCAAAAGGATAATAAAGATATAAACAATCTTATATTTGATCAAGTAATGACAGGATATTATGCTGAAATGAAAGATCCTAAAAACGCCGATAAAACTATGGAGGAGTTAAAGTCTATAGTTTGTAAAAACTTAGAAAAAGATCCTATATATTATACTAAAAACGGTCAATTTGGAGTTAAAGATTTAGGATATGAAACTGAAGTACCTGGTTTAGGCACTCCTAAAGAACCAAAAGGTCCTTATAAATCAAGTGGGTATGGTACTTTAAAAGAAGGTAAAATCAATTTCCAAGATCAAAAATATTTTAATGATGCACGAGACCTAGCATATGGTATGGGATTAGATAGATATACTGAAAGACAATTAACAAGTGCCAT